TAATAGAAGGTAAGTTTTGTACAAATACAGAAGCCCCAGATGAATGAGAAACTGCTGTTGTATAAGCTTGACCACGGGCGCAGTTCAGTAACTGATTTCCGCTGATGTTTGAGTAAACAATCGTTTCGTTATCAACCTTAATAAATCCTGATGTAGCTAAACCCACTGTTGAAGTTAGGGTAATAGTCGTGTCATCTGCGTCAATAGCACCGTTTAAAGTAGTGGATGCTAAACCATTAGTTTGCCCAGATTGACGGTTAATCCACACCTGAATAGGGCGTCCCTGAGTCAATTTGTTAGGAATGGTCATGTAGGTAGGCTCAGAGATACGACTAATGTTAATGTCGGTCTGATTGGTTGTACCATTGTTTTGACGGATAGTTTGGTCTAAAAGGTCAATTGTGTCGTTGGGTAGTGCATAAGTAGCCTGCCCTGTATTCATAACAATCTGCCCCTGCTCAACCGTCCACAGGTTAATACCACGGTTTGCCCACTCTACAGTAAGCAAGTTTAATGAACGTCTGGCTGTACGGAAGTCATATCCAGTACGCAGCTCAAGCCCGCATCTCTCGAACGCTTCTTCGATTAAATCGTTTAGATCAAGTTTAAATGCGCTTGTGCTTGAAGTTGTCATTTTCTATATCCCGCAGTTTTCTTTGCTATGCTTTTTGGCTGTGCTACAAACTGTTTACCAGCGGCTTTACCAGCACGCTTAGCTTTTGTTGTTGCAGCATACTCTTTAGGACTTAGAGCCTTAATCGCCTTCTCAGGCAAGTATCTCTCACCTGTTTCAGAAGACTTTTTGCCAGACTTGGTAGTCCATTTCTGGTCTCCCCAATCTTTTAGAGACTGTTGTGATTTTGCTAAACCACCACCAGCCATCTTCTTTTTGCCAGCACAATGAGCTTTCTCTGAGAAACCTTTTGGGTTATCGCAGTCTACTGACTTCTTGCGTTTGGCTGACCAGGCTGTCACTTATAACCTCCACCAGCAGCTTTATATTTCTTGGCTACTAACTGTGCTTTACGGGCTGACCATTGACCTGCACCAGTACCATGCGTTGCAGCAGATTTAACTTGAGAAACAATGCGTTTACGTAGGCTAGGCTTGGTATAGTTACCAGCAGCATTTACTTTGCCACCCTCTTTATAGAAGTCAACTTGGTCAGGGTTATCCTTACGGGTAATAACCTTTTTACCAGGCATCTTTGAAGGCATTACTGCACCCATACCACGGCTGGCTCTCATATTAAGCCTTTGTCTTTCCACGGATTGCGCATCCGTCTGCACGCTTAGAAGCACTTGATACCTTACCACCAGCTTTATAGCCAGCGAGGTCATACGCTTCACCCTCACGGGCACGGGCAGGAACAGACTCACGTAGTGAGCGAGCCATTCTCATATCGTCACGGGCAGCTTTAGCAGCCGTTGTAGAAAGTTTAGAAAGGAAGTCTTTCTCGCCTTCAATACCCTGAACCATGAGGCTACGGGACTTCTCAAGCTTTTCGCTTTCCTTCATTGTTGGTTTACGGTAATCAGCCATCACACTATCCTTCCTTTTGTTTTCCCTCTAACAGCACATCCGTCCGCACGGGACGATGCTGTTCCACCTTTTGCGAACTTTAACGGTTCATGCTTTGAAGACTTCGGGATACCCCCACCGCCACCACCGCCACGATTTACAGGCTCACCTAGACGCTTATATGTGTTCTCGTCAATACGACGGGCACGAGCCTCTTCAGCAATCCGACCTACTTCAGCCTTAGCGTTATCAACTTTCATCTTTTTCAAGACGCGCTGGGCTTCCTTCTCAGTCTGTAGTGGATCAGCGGTGTATTCGTCCATTTAGCACATACCGCCTTTTTTCATAGTAATCATCTTACCTTTTGTATGACCCTTGGTAACACAGCCATCGGCACGAGTTACGCCGCCTTTAGCCATACCGTGCATCTTCTTTTCGTGACTCTTAACAGCTTCACCAGCAACTTTTTTCATCATTGGTTTGTCTTTAGCCATATCTGAATGTTTCATAATTCCGCCTTTTTTCATGTAGCCCATCTTGTTACGGACTTCGGTTGGTAGTTTAGCCAAGCCTGGATTGCTCTCAGCATCGGTTTCTTTTAGGGCGCCGCCCTCTCTAAATTTATGACCTTTGTCTGCTTTCATGAACTCTTCCCCTACAGATTTAGATACGCCAACTTTCTTGGCAAATTTAGGGTTGTTAGCCACAGCAGCCATAAACCCGTGTTGTTTTTTACTTGTGCTCGGCATTTTGTTTCCCTAGCAATTTCTGAATTGTGGCAGTTTCGTAGATGCGAATACCTGTCCATATGATAGTAAATAAAGCCGCTACGGCAGGTAATACATCCACAAGTGCCCCCAACACGGTTATCACAGACAAACCATCTAAAAAATGTTTTGTACCTTCGTTTAAATGGTCTTTCATACCATCTTCCCTTTAGTCTTACCACGTACTTCACAGCCGCCACCACGAACAGCCCCACCTTCTTTACAGTTCCAAGCACGTAATGACTTATTAATGCGTGAATCTGGGTCGTTAGCAGTCTTAGCGGAAGTAAGCTTCTTCTTCATGCCTTTCATACGGGCACAGAAAGAATCACGTCTTGAACCGCCTTCTGGTTGAGGCGCCTTTAGTCCTGGCTTACCAGGGTTAGCAGCGTTATAGGAGGCACGCCCCTTAGCGTTTAGACCGCCTTCAGGGTTCTTACCTTCTTTGCGAGTCCAGGCAGGTGACTTAGCCATAATAAATTTGTGCTGCGCCTAGATTAGTCATCAATGCGTAAATGCCATTAGTTGCTAAAACACCTTCGCCTGGAATGACAGGGGCATTACTAAACGTGTCAGTAGCATCATTTTCATAAGTCATTAACCATCTGTTGCCACCGCTTACATATGCTGCTGTTGCAGTATTAGCTACAGTCCCACTGTTAATATCAGTTAAGGTAAATGTATTTGCAGTAAGTCTAGTAATAGAATAATTACCATCCGTTGCTGCTACATTACTAGCCGTATTAAAATGAATGCCTACAACATCACCAGTATTTAGTCCGTGAGATGTTTTAGTTACTGTTACTAAAGTTCCTGCACGTTCATAAGTAACGCTTGCAGTTACTGGGGCTGTGGTTGTATCAAACAACACTAAAGTGCCATCTGCAGCAGAACCATACCAAGAAACGCCTTTGACACGATTGCGCCCAAGAACAAAGAAACCACTTTGGTTTAAGTGCCCTTGTTTTACATCATATTGCATCGCCATAATTAATCTCCTAAATTGTTAAGCGGGGCCGAAGCCCCTAGATTAATTAAGCAGTTAAGTTGTTGTTCTGGATGTAAAGAACAGTCACTGTAGCCGCGCCAGTAGTGCCATCGCCGTCAGTAGCAGTAAATGTAGCAATAACTTGAACGTCTGTTGAGCCAACATCAGTTGCTTCTGTATCCAAAGTACCACGAGTTGTAGCCAATGCTTTAACTGAAGTAGATGGGATAAAAGCGTTTGTATCGCCTGAAACACCAACAACCACTGCTGCTGCGTTTGCGTCGTTATTAACTGTAGTTACGTTTAGGATACAGTCAACAATCTGTGAGTTTGCAGGGATAGTAGCCACTGTTGTGGTTGCTGATGCACCAATGATATCAATAACTGCTGATTGAGCCATTAATGCGTAGCCAACGTTACGTACGTCTGTACCAACAGTTGTGCCAGTTGTGTTACGGATGTCGCCCGCTGTGATTGGGCCGGAGAAATTAGTCATTCCCATTTGGATTCCTTCATACAAAGTTAAGCTTATTAGTCTTGTATGCGTTTGCCGGGGCAATCTAATAAGCCGGTTAATCCCGGTTTTCTCAATATTACTCTATTTTTAACTTTGTGCAAGAAGTTTTTCAATTCTTTTACGGTTTTGCGCAGCAGATTCTATGTATTCAAAATGAAGCCCTTTGTGGGGTCCACGGCTAATAGGTTTGCCAGACTTTAACGCTCGATTAATAGTAGTCGGCGTAAATCCAAAATGCTCCCGCACAACAGTGATAGATGGGTAGTATGTATCCGTTGTAATCTCATGCACTTCCCTGGCTACTTTAGCACCGTGGTCAGGACGTTTCTTCCCATACCAATAGTTGCCTTCGCCAGTTAGCGCAGTAGATATTTTTGCCCGTACTTCAGCAGATTTTGGCTTGCCAATAAGGTGCACAATAGTTTTATGTATCGATTCTTTCGAGCGTTTACGCCCCGTGCTTGTTTCTGAAATACGGCGTAAAGATTCCTCTGTGTGTTTATATCCCCATGTTGGGCTTAACTCCCCAGACATACCTAGAGCAGGGGCTGTTGCATTTACCCCGATGTTGTAGCAGTAATCTTTCCCCACATGTTCTTTTAACCATACATTCTCGGCGGCTAAAAGATCAGCTTCTTTATCTAGTTCTTCTACAACAACAAATACAAATGACTGCTCTCCATATTTAGCCCAAGCTGCTTGTAAATGCCTGTTGTTGTGTTTGCCATTTCTTAACTCTGAAAAATGCCTTGTTTTACGGCGTTTTAAATCTACAGCACTGCCTACATAGAATTTGTTATTGGTTATGTTGATAATTTTATAAATGCCTCGTGCCATAATTCCTCCTAAAGTTACATAATTGTACCATGAACTTAAACTATAACACAAGAGTTATTAAAAAGGGGAACCGAAGTTCCCCTAGTCGCCTTATAGAATAAGGACTACAGGTTATGCACCTGAAGAACCAAACATCCCGAGCGGATCCGAAAATCCGAATGAATAACGCTCGCGAGACTTGTAACGTACGTTTCCAGT